CTAGGCTATTTTTCTTTGCTGGGGGACTTCTGGGGGACTGATTCCCCGAAAACCCCCGGCCTGCTCAAGCCTCAAGGTGTGCAGGCTCTTATTCCAGGCCCCGCTATCCGCCTTGATTTTCTCAAGCGCCCCGTGCAATTCCACGATCTGGGCAACGCTGTAGTGGTGCGTCATCGACTGCTTGCTGTGCCAGAGCAAATCCGCGATGGTGCTTTCCCCTACGCCAGCCTCCCGCAAGCGCATGCCGACGGTATGCCGCAAGTCGTGAACGTGCAAGTCACCCAACCCGGCCGCCGTGCGCGCCGTCCGCCATCCGCTGTTGTTCATCCGCTCAATAGGCTGGTAAGCCTGGGCTGCTTCCAGGTGCAGGTTTTTGACCCGCTCCCGGCGATAAACGAAAACGAATTCCTTATGCTGGCCCCGGCACGCCTCGACAACCGACTGCGCCACGCTGTTGCACACCACCACGCGAACGCGGCGGCGGCCCTTGACGTGCTCCCTGGGAACCTCGAACACCGAACAGTTCAACTCCGGTATCTGGATTTCCCATTCCCAGCGCAGGTTACACGCCACATCATCACGCACGCCGCTGTTCAGGATGAACAGGGACATGCGCGCCAAGTGGCACGGTAGCCGCGGCACAAGCTGGCGCTGCTGCGCCCAGGTGATGGGCCGGGGCTCGCGCTGGTGTCCGACCAGGGGCAGCATGGTGATGGCCGGGGCCTTGTCCAGCCAGGTGCGGCCGGCGTCATCACGCCATGCCGTGCAGGCAAGATTCAGGATCCGGCGCACCACACCCAGCGCCAGGTTGATCGTCTTATGCGCGCGCCCCAGGGCCAGCCGCGCCGTCACGTACCCGGCAAGGCTGCTGTCGTGGACCTGATGCAGTTCTAAATGACCGATATAAGGCATGACCGATTGCAGCAAATAGGCTTCCGTCGCAAGCGAGAGCTTGTCCTGATTGGTTCGCAGGTAGTGGGCTGCAGCGTGGTCAAAGCTGATCGCCGGCCGTACGCCGTGCAATTGCACCTGTTGGTGCCCCTGCAGCTCGCGTATCAGCCAGCCTTCTGCTTCTTCAAAACTGCCGAAGCCGCGCTGGCGAAAGCGCTTGCCCCATTTCCACTTGTCAACCTGCCAGCCGTCCTTGTCGGGGAGGATTCCCCGTGTGTTTTGGCCCATGGTTTCATTCCTTTCTGTTGTGCGGGCCGACCGTTCCAGAGGCCATTGTGGGGCATCCCTGAAACTGGCTCGTTTGCCGCCCCCGTCTCTACACCGGAGGCCTCTGTTTTGAATTCTTCAAACAGGCGGTCCAGATCCTGGACATCGAATAACAGGCTGACCCCCTGCGGGATGCCGACCAGACGGGGCCGCCACTTCTCATCAAAGGTACGGCGTTTGACCCCGACATAGGCCATCGCCTGGGCGTAGGTGTATCCGCGCTTCATGTTGATGTCCTCAGACCGCCACCGGCTGGGCAATCATCAGGGGCGCAAGGCGCTCCAAGGTGCGCGCCATGTCCCGCCCAACGCGCGCCGGCTCCAGGGACTTGCCGCTGGGATCCTTGGCAAACAGGGCAAGCCACTGTTGCGCCTGGGCCGCCTGTAGGCCGAGCTGCTTGCAGCGTTCCGTCATCGCGCCGTAAGTCGGGTTTTGCAGGAGGGGCGCAATAACCCAGTGCCGCATTTGTCCGACGGTAGGAAGCCCGCCCACCTTGACCGATGGGGCAGGCAGGGCGCAGGGGCCGACGGCAACGCCTGCCAGCGCTGCGATGGCCTTTTCGAGCTGCCCGCGCGTCATGGCCGGAGCGTTCGGCGTGGCATCGAAGTCCTCAAGAACACCGTGGGAGGTTTCCACCTTGCCAACTTTGACCTTGGAAATCTCATACGACAAGGCCGGGCCGTAAGCCAGAAATTCCCCGCTGTCCAGCCCGCGCAGGATGCTGGCCGCTTTCGCCGGCTTCATGCCGAGCTGTTCCGCCGCCCGCTCAACGTCGTTATCCAGCGTGGTCAAGCCGATAAGCTTGTTGTCCAGGTGCGCGACAACTCCCTTGTGAAGCTGGGACAGGCGCTGAGTTGCGACCACGGGGCAGAGCCCGCGCTTGCGCCCGCGCGCGACAAGGTCAAGCATGGGCTTTTTGCTTTCGGCCTTGTCCTGCTGGGGGGCGAATAGCTGGGCCTCATCGACGGCAACCATGCAGTAATGCCAGTATTCCTTCGGCTGGCGCATCAGGCCCAGCATGAACCCGGCCACGAAGTCTTGCATTTCTTCGACATCGAACCCGCCGATTGACAGGATGACGGACTGACCGGACCGATAGATTGTCTCTGCCAGCATGGCGGCCGTGTCAACGTGCAGCGGCGCGGTTTCGCTTTCTGCCGAGCACAGGAGGAAGGGGAACTTGTCGGCCAGCGTGGCAAGTTCGCCCTCCGGGTCAATCACGATCTGCTGCACCTGCCCGTGAGTCTGTTCAATGATCCGGCGCAGGGCATAGGACTTGCCGCCCCCGGATGCCGCCTGGATAAGCAAGCGGGTCTTCATGAGCTTTTGCAGGTGAAGCGGATAGCTGGCCTTGCCGACGTTCCCCAAGATGGGGGCAGAGGTTTCGGCGATGGGCTGCAGCGTGTCGGGCTGTACCGAGTCAAGAGGCTGGAGCATGTCGTTGGCCTCTTTCATGCTGGCACCATGTCAATTTGGCGGCTGACTACCATGCCCACGCCGCCGCCGTTGACAGCCCGCTGGACTTGGGCGAAGCCATTCGGCCCCTGATCGCCCAACGCGCTCATGATGGCCGCATTGAGTCGTTCAATACGGACGCCCATCGTCTTGACGACTGTCGGCAGGTGCAGCGCAGTGGCTTCCTCATGCGCCAGATCGCCAACATGCAGAAGCAGGTATACCAGCGTTTCAATTTGGTAGGTCGCGTCCAGGGCTACGCTCACCCTGTCGGCGTCTTTGCCAAAGTCGAGCTCATCTTCTTCGACAAACTCGGACGCCTCAGTGGATTGCTGGGTAGCGGGCGCTGGCGAAGGGGCTTCCGCCCGCCCGTGCTCCATGTTGAAGTGATCCAGGGCATTGCAAAGGGCGTCAGCCTCGCGGGCCATCTTTCTCATGGCTGCTGCAGAACCGGCATCACGCTGCCGGGCGCGCTTTTCTTCATCGGCAAGCGCTGCGGCGGCCATGATGAAGCTCTCGGCTTCGACTGCATCGGCATGTCCGCGATCTTCCGCGACGTTGTCAGAGGCAAAGTCAATAAGGCAGCTTGCCAGTATGCTGCCGGCATGCTCAAGGACCCGCCCTATCGGGCCGCCTTCTTCGCTGCCAACATGAACGCTGATGGCCCCGTGCAATTCCGTCAACTGGCGGATGATGGTCGCGCGCTGTTCCGTGATGGCGTCCAAGGGCTTTGCGCTGGCTGCTGCTTGAGAGGTTGCGCGCTTTTCTGTTGTGGTTTGTGACATGACAGTTCCTTAAGCGGGTTCGAGTTGTTGGGGGCGGGACTGGGCGGAGCTTGCTTGGCTGCGGGCAGGGTTCGGGGTGCTTGTGCGGGTCGCATCCTGAGCGGCCCAGCGTCGTTTGCAGTGCGTTTCGTAAGCTTGACTGGCGGCAGTTACGCAAGAATCCAGCGCCTCGACCAGCTCGACCATCACCGTGTCAGAGCCGGCAATACAGCCGTCTGACCAGGTCATTGCGTGGATTGCCGAAGAAAGCCCGTAGGCATCCGTCAGCGCAGTGGAAAAGGCATCGCCAAAACCAGCGTTGTTGAAGGCCAGGTGCATGCGGCTGACCAGTCGGTGAACGTACTGCAGAGTGAGAACCATCTCATACTCTCCAGCGCGATCTTCTTCTTTGACCTCTCCGCCATAGCAGCGGATTAATAGCCAAAGGATTCCATCCAGGCGGCCAAGAGCAAGACTCAATTCGTCCTCATTCATCAGCTCTTGCGCTGTCTGGCCGGTTGCGGCTGCTTGTGCTGCGTTAAGTGTGTGTTTCATGGGTGTCCTGTTGTGTGTGGGATGCAGCGCGGATGCCCTACCACTTTCTGGTGTAACTGTCTGTGTGATAGACGGGTAAACGCTGCTGCGGTATTGCTTTAGGCTGCAAGAGCCTTGGAACCGGACTTAATCGAGGTTTTCTTCGGAGCCTTGGCGGCCTTGCTGGCCTTTGGCGTCGCAGTACGTGCCGCGTGCGCCGCGTCCAGGGCCTTGCTTTCTTCTTCGACCAACTCCGCAGCCTGCTCGGCGGTCAAGGGGCGGTGAATGTCGAAATAGGTCAGCGCGTTGAGCTCATCCGGACCAGGCACGATCTGCGCGGCGAAGATGTTGGACATGACGGCAGAGAAACCTTCGAGCAGAGCGGGAAACTCCGCAAGCTGCACAAGTTGCCCAATGAACGGAAGGGCGAAATTGTCTTGCTGCGCGCCGCCGCGGTACTTGGCCGACAGCTCGCAGCGGTCTGCATCGCTCCCGGCCAACTCTTTGCCGGCTTTCACGATGTCCACGGCAAGGCGCAGGCCTTCCATGAAATCCTGCTCTGGACTCGGCGCAGATGCGGCCGACGCGCTGATGCTGCCCTTGATCTTGGCGAGTGTCAGGTCCTCCGCGCGGTACATTGGAAGGTCAACGTCGTAGCATGCGAACGCGTCAGACAGCACCGCCGCGAAACCTTCGGCCATTGCTGGATTGCCGATCAGGCTACGGACAGCAGACAGCGCCCAGTTGTTTTGCGGGTTTTCCGTGCCGTCCGGATCCTCCCGGTAGCAGGACATCAAGTTAAACGATTCGTCCAAGGGTTTGGCCCGGCTCATGAGGTTGCCTTTGACCACCAGAGCGCGCGCCAGCCGCACACCCGCCATGTAGTCGCCGTCCGTGGCCCGCACCTCTGCCGGAACGGTTTCCGCTGGAACACTGACGCGTGCATGATCCAGTTGTCGGGTCAGCAATTCAATACCCAGGACAGGTCCGTGGATGGCCGCGAAGGCGTCATCCAGGGTAATAGCGTCCGGACCCACGTAGCTAATAACGAGTGAGTTCATCGCTTTGATGCGGCTCGCGTAGGTGCGGATGATCGCTCCGGCTGTTATTTCCCCCTCGAAAGCGACGTTGTGGGCCTGCTCAAACAAAGCTTCGGCGCATGCCTCTATGTCTGTCGCGGCGTCGAGCAGCGCCATCTTTGCAACTTGCCCGCCGTGTTCAAGCACGGTTTCAAAGTCCAGTTGCTGCACTGGCGCGGGTGTATCGGTTGCGCCGGCCGTTGGAGTTATGTCGGCTGGATTGTTTGGACCCTCGGCAAGAGCCAGGACCTCGGCCAGGGCAACATGAATGATCGCTGTTTGTGCAGCGGTGACTTCGGGGTGGGTCATCATCGCGCTGAGCACGGCCTCAACATCGAAAAGATCGTGTTCGCTGGCCCCTCCCTGCGTTACAACGTCATCGAACACGTTGAGCGAGAGACGCGCGAGACGCCGGCACACATATGACGTGTCATCAGCGCAAGCCAGTTCGAGGCCGGCCAGCAGGCTGCTGATTTGGGTTTTATCCCCGGTTACTTTAGAATTCATGGGTCGTTCCTTGCTGGGAAGTGGGTAATGACTTGATGCCTCGACGTTCGCAGCGCCGGGGCATCGCCTTTTGCAAACCGCTTATTCGCCTAATTTGCAATTGCATTGTTAGGCAATCCGTAGATAAAGTAAATAGGGGTGCCTAATATATTTTGCGGAATATTAGGTAAAGCTGGCAAATTGTTCGAGGGTTGCCCCCCTGCGGCCCGGTCTGGGCTGCGGCCACAATGGTGAAAACTACGGATAGCCGCATGACTTCACACACGCGCACCATGTCAGCCGAGCAGGCGGCGCTGATAAAGCAAATTCAGGAACTAAAAGCGGCCGCAGAACGCGGGGAGCTGCCCGGCATCATGTGCTTGGTTGAGAGAAAGGACGGGACCCGTCAGTTCATCGTAGCGGGGGACTGCGCCGACCAATCACCAGCCGAGATAGAGTCCGCCAGGGCGGTGCTGGAGGCTTTGGCGAATGGCGAGGACCCTAGCGGCGGGGTCCTCAAAAACTAAGCTGTCGCTGGCTTATTGGCAGGCGGTCGATACGCTTGCGCCCAGGGCATAGCTGGTGCAGTTCACGGCCGGCCTGGGTGTGACTCGATTTGTGGCCGTTGCCATGCTGCGCAGGAAGTTTCCGATGGCGTTGGAGCGCGCTGCCTCCGTGGCCGCGGTCGTTGCCGCCTTTTCCTGTGCCACACGCTGCGCTGCCTCCGCCTTGTCTCGCTCGGCCAGGGCGGCAACAAATCGGTCAAGCCGTTGCTCTTGCAACTCTATGAAACGCTCCCTGGTGAGGGCTCCGCTTTGGTGTTGCTCGGCGTATGCCCGCACTGATGCGTGATATGCGAGCAGCAACCCGTCGGTCGGGAAGTACGCTTTGGCAGCGGCCTCCAACTCGATGGCGGTTTCCAGGATGCTCAACTTCCCGGCTTCCCGCTGGCTGTAGATGCGCTGCGCCTCTTGCTCAAAAAGAGTTTGGGCCTGCTGGGCCGGCGCAAGGCTCGCGAACGCAAGCAATAGGATTGCCAATACTTTCTTCATTTGCCTTGCCTCCAAAAATTACAGTTTGCCCCGAATCTGGAACTCTGTCACTCGACCTATTACCCGGATAGCCGGATCGTCAATTTCCACCATGGGATAACTGGGATTCAGCGGCTTGAGGAACCAGCGCCCGCCATCGCTGACCAGCTTCTTAAAAGTGGCCCGCTGGGTGCTGACATCCTTTGCGACCACAAAGTTGCCGGCGCCCGCCGAGTGGTCTGGGTTGACCACGATGATGGTCCCATCCGGGAAGGAAATATCCCCAAGTATCGGGTTCGTCATGCTGTCCCCCTGCACGCGCAGCGCGAAAGACTGAGGCCCCGGCCTGGTGTCGTAAATCTCAATCCATTCATCGGCTTCGCCAGGCAGAAAATGGTCTGAAACATCGTCCATTGACCCGGCAGTTACCCAGGAGATAAGCGGCACCTTGCCCCGCTTGTCGGCTTCCTCGACGTTGTCGGATGCCGGCCAAGGCTGTTCACCGTCGCGCAGGTACTTCGGTCCCTTGCCTTCGGCCAGCCACTTGGGATAGCACTTAAAGAACTCCGCCGCCTTCAAGAGTGTGGAGCCGCCGAGGGTTTTGGTCTGCCCGGTTGTCCAGTCTGACACTGACGGCGCGGCCACTCCGCAATGCCGGGCAAGCGCGGCTTTCCATCCGCGCGGCAAGTCCTGCGAAAGTTCCGCTATTCGTTCCTGTAGCGTGCTCATTAGGTAATCCTACTGTGAAAAATATAAGGCTTGCCTATTGACTGATAACTAAGGCGTGCCTAACATCGGGGTATGGAAGCCCTAACACTCATTGAAAAATTGGGCGGCACCTTCGCGGTGGCCGTGCTTGCAAAGGTCAAACCGCCATCCGTCTCCGGGTGGAAAGAGGCCAATCGAATCCCGGATGACAAGCTGATCCGCCTTGCGCCCATCGCCGAGGCCCGCGGCATCGTCTCCAGGAAAGTGCTTTTCCCGAATGACTGGGCAGAAATCTGGCCCGAGATGGCCCAGTCCACGCGCAAGGGTACAGCAAAGGCATGAATCACAGCCTGCTGCGCATGCCGCGGCCCATCGGCCGCACTGGCACCGATGAAAACCGGTGCGTCAGCCTGAGCTCGCCCGCCCTCCAGTTCATCGACAACACCGAGGTGGAAACCGTCAAGGTTTTGCGGCCGTCTGCATCGCTGTTGATTGCCGTGCGGGTGTGGCTGCTTTCGTGGACATGCGCGAGTCCTGCGGCTGTTGGTGTTTGGGTGGTCATGGTCATGGCTCTCATTTCTGTAATTAAAGGGGTTGCTTAAGCGGCTGGCTACGTGGTCGGAGGGCACGGGCTTTCAGCTCGAATTCAGCCAGGAAACCATGAAAAACCAGCGTAGGCAGCTATCAAAAGAGTAGCAAGAGGCACGTATATGGATGATGACTTTCAATATTCCCGCACCGGCATGGTCAGCCCGATGGGCACGTTGACCGAGCCAGCCAAAACGCTGGTGGACTTCAACACCATGCAGCAATTCCGTGAGCTGGTGGCGGGCTGTGACATGGATGTGGCTGGCGCGCTGCGGGACTGGATTTACCTGCAGGTTCATGGTCAGACGTTCACCGATTTGTGTGTTCATGCAGCGAAGGTTAAGGCCCGGAAACTCTTTGGTGAAGGCCCGAATGAGGTCCGAATCAGGTCCGAATCTGCGACCCCTGCGCCGGTACTGCGTCCGCGCGTTCCCGAGGGCGCTGCACAGTGAACTACGTGGATATGCACATCGGCGATTACGCAGAGGCGACGGGCCACCTGTCGCCCCTGGAGGACGGCATGTACTGGCGGATGCTGCGCAAGTACTACGCCACCGAGCGCCCGCTGCCAGCGCAGGTTGAAAAGATTCAGCGCCTTGTTGCCGCCAAGACCCCGGAAGAAATTGCCGCCGTTGACGCCGTGCTTGCCGACTTTTTCAAGCTTGAGCCGGACGGCTGGCATCAAGATCGCTGTGACGAAGTCATTGCAGCCTACAAGGCCGGGGAGCCGGATCGCGTTGCAAAAAAGGTCAACGAACAAACCCGGTCAGACCGTCACCGCCTCGAACGTCGCAGGTTGTTCGAGGCCTTGAACGCGGTCGGGAAACACGCTACTTGGAACATCGGGATCAAGGAATTGCGTGATCTGGTGCTGGCGAATTGTGGCCCCGAAGCCCTTCAAAACGCTGCAAATCATGCTCCGGAGGCCACACCTGCGACGGCAAAAGCGTCTCAGGCTGGAAAGGAATCTCCCAGTGAAGCAACGGCACCAGTAACGGCACCTGCGACGCCTGTAACGGCAACTGCAACACTTGTCACGGCTACCCAATCCCCAGTACCCACTACCCATAACCCACTACCCAGTAATTTAAATACCCCCCTACCCCCCAAGGGGGGCAAGCGTGTGAGGGCTCCGAAGCCTGACGCGGAAGACCCGCCCGGGTTTGTCGAGTGGTACACCGAATACCGCCGCAAGGACGCCCGCAAGGATGCCGTGAAGGCATGGGCTGCGCTGGCACCAGACGAAGCCCTGCAGGCCCGCATGCTGGCCGCCCTGCGCCGCTGGCCGTGGAAGACGGACAACAGCTTCAACCCGCTTCCCGCGAGCTGGATCCGTGGCGAGCGCTGGACCGACATCGCTGTAGCAGACGCCCGGGCCGAAGTGCCCGACTGGTGCAGGGCCGCCGGGTTCGACAACACCGACGAAGCCGCCAACTTTGGGTGCTACGCGCACACCGCCGACCAGTTCCGCGACCGCCGCCGCGTTGAGAAAACCGCCGAGGTGGCCCATTGAACGCAAAAGAGCTATCCGAGCGGATGTCCAACCAGGCCGAGAGCTTGGCGACCTACCTGCTGCCCAATGGCAAGCGCCGGGGCCGGGAGTGGAAAGTTGGAAGCGTTGACGGTGAAGAAGGCGATAGCCTGTCCGTGTGCGTGCAGGGCGCGAAGTGTGGCGTCTGGAAGGACTTCCACGGGGGCAAGGGCGGGGACATGCTGGACCTCTGGATGGCGGTTCGCGGGAGCACGCTGCCCGAGGCCATGAAGGACGCCGCCGAATACCTTGGCATCCGCGACACCATGCCGGCCAACCAGCCGCCGCCCAAGACGTACACCAAGCCGGAAAAGCCACGGGGCAAGCTGGCACAGGGCCGGGCGCTCGAATGGCTGACCAGCCGCGGGCTGACCGCTGAAACCATCGCGGCCTTCAAGATCGTTGAGCAGAAGCGCGGGGAAAAGGTCTATGCCCTGTTCCCGTATTTTTCCGAGTCGGGCGAGTACATCAACGGCAAGAGCCGGAACATTGACGAAAAAAAGGACATGCGGCAAGAGGCCGACGCCATGCCCTGCCTTTTCGGCTGGCACCTGATCGACCCCAAGCAGCGGACCATCGCCATCACCGAGGGCGAGATTGACGCCATGACGCTGCACCAGATGGGCATCCCGGCCTTGTCCTGCAATGCTGGCGCAGGCAATCACCAATGGATTGAAAGCGACTGGGAGCGCTTGGAGCGATTCAGCGAAATCATCATTTTTTACGACTGCGACGAGTCCGGGGAGAAGGGTGCGCGAGAAGTCATCCAGCGGCTTGGGCCGGAGCGCTGCCGCCGCGCCCAGTACACCTATGAGGCCAAGGACGCCAACGACATGCTGCAAAAGGGCTGTGAGCGCTCCGACTTCATCGAGGTGATGGATGCTGCCAAGTCGATGGATCCGGAAGAACTGCGGGCCATATCCGACTTCATCGGAGACGTGAAGGCCAGCTTCTACCCGGTCGAGGGCGCTGCCCGGCCGCCGCGCCTGCAGTTGGACCAGGAATTCACATGGTTCGAGTTCCGGGGCGGTGAAGTGACGCTATGGACGGGCATCAACGGCCACGGCAAGAGCATGTTGCTGTCTCAGGTATCGCTCGGCCTCATGAAGCAGGGCGAAGTCTTCACCGTGTTTTCCGGGGAAATGCAGCCATCCCGCCAGCTCAAGCGGATGGTCAAGCAGGCCACCGGACTGGACAGGCCTGCAGGCCCGTACATCGACGCCGTCGGCGCATGGCTGGCAGACAAGTGCTGGGTCTTTAATCAAGTGGGCATGGCGAAGGTTGATCGCTTGCTGGAGGTGTTCACGTACGCCCATCGGCGCTATGGGTCAACGCACTTTGTCATTGACAGCCTGATGACCACCGACGTGCCCGACGACGGCCCGCGCGCCAACACCGCCCAGAAAGAGGCAATCGCCAAGCTTTGCGGGTTCGCCAAGCAGTTCAACGTGCATGTCCACCTTGTTGCCCATCCGCGGAAAGGCCGCGACGAAACCGCAGGCCCCGGAAAGATGGATGTCGCCGGCAGCGGCCACCTGACCAACGGCGTGGACAACATTTTCAGCGTCTGGAAGGCCCAGAAGGACGAAGCCAAGCCAGACGACACCGGGGAGCGGGACGCAAAGCTGGAGCTCATGAAGCAGCGCGAGGACGGCGTTCAGAACTTCAGCCTCTCCCTCTGGTTTAACAAGGCGTCCATGCAGTACCGATCCAGCAGCAGGCCTTATTACTTTTGTTATGTCGATTACTCAAATAGGGAAAATCCAGATGAATACGCCCACTAGCCAACCCCTTGCCCGCGTCCTGGCCCAGGCCACCGCAGGCCAAGCCGACCCATTCCAGGACTTGGAGGCATGGGCCTTACTTTGGAGCCAAAGCCAGAACGCCTTGCACGTCGAGCCTATTCAGGCCATGTTTTCCAGCAACCGCCGGGCCTACACCGAGGACAGGCGCATGGATTACGTGCCGATCTACATCGGGAAGGAGGAAGCGGTTCGCAGCCTGGCCGACAAGATCCGCCATACCGTCCACGCGCGCGACCAGGTCCGGGCCGAGAAACCCAGGGCGCTGGTCTGATGGCAACCCAGATGCAGAAATGGCGGGCCAGACGCGACGCAGCTCTGCGGGCCATGGACGTGGCCGCGTTTCAGCGGGAATGCCCAGACTGCCCGGCCGATGTCGCCGAGATAGCGATGCACAAGGCCCGGTATGAACTGCCAAGCATGCCCCGCGCGCTGCGACTGGAAAGCGGGGAGTGGCTTCGAGCCCGAGGCTATGGGCGCTTGAAGCGTGGGGACATCCTGCCGGCCGGAGAACTGCCTTGAAGCGCAGCGCACCGGTCAGCCGGTCAATCCTCCAAATCGTAGGCGTCTTGCACCTGGCGGATGATCCGCGCAATGTCGGCGCGGTACACATCGCGGCTGCGCAACACGGGGACGGTCCAATTGCCACCAGTCCCGCCCTGCGACCACACCACGCCACCAATCTGCACGTCTGTAACCTGGCCCTGCAGCTCCGGTATCGCGTCAATGCGCTCCTGAATCAGGGCCTGCAACTGCTTGGCGGTCCGGGATGGCTTGGGCATACCCGGAGGGTAACAGCGTGAGGCGGCAAGGGTTTGCACTAAGCAAGCGTGGCTTACGTGGGGAAAGTCCCTATCTGGGCAGCCGATGCGAATGCCCGCTCCGCCCGCGAACCATGCGCCGCGCGGCATCCAGCGGCTTCAATGCTGTCCGGCTTCCGTCGCTGGGCGGGTTAACCCTAAGCAAGCCACAGTTGCATTTCCCGATTGCCGGCCTTTTCGCCCGATTTGAGCCCTGTTTCGAGGGGAAAACCGGCGGGCGCAATTCTCGGTTGCTTGGGACATACCCTATGCAATCCGGGATGAAGGGGCCACTCGGATGAAGCCCATGAAGGACCAGGATGTTGACGACTTCCCGCCGGGCACCTGGGTAAGGACACCCAGCGGGAAAGTGGGCTCCGTGCTCAAGTGCAGGGGGGCCGAGAGCAAGCGGGACCACTTCCAAAGGGTAGTTGTGTACTTTGGTGGCGGACCGCGCGACACGGTTGTATTGCAGCCGCACCTTCTGGTGATACTCCCGGGCAACCCCCACAGCGGGACCATCCACATTCTGGACATCCCAGAGGCGTGACAAACATCCGGCGGGCAGCTTGACGGCGTCAAAAATCGCTGCATGAGCCTGACACCCCAACAAAGCCGTTTCGTTGCTGAATATCTGATGGACCTCAATGCCACTGCGGCTTACAAGCGTGCAGGGTACAAAGGACAAGGCCGATCTGCCGAGAATGCCGCCTCCCGATTGTTGGGAAATGTTGGGGTTCAGGCGGCAATTGATGTCGCCATCAAGAAGCGGGAAGAACGTACCCATATCACCCAAGACAGGGTGCTTGAAGAACTGGCCCGCATATCGTTCTTTGACATCCGGACCCTTTTCCGCCCTGATGGCTCGCTCAAGGCGATGCACGAACTTGACGACACGGCCGCCGCGGTCCTGGCTGGCGTTGACGTTGTCGAAACCAAGGGGAACGCGGCTATCGGTGGGGAAGACGGCATCCGGCACGTCCCCGAGTACGTCAAGAAAATCAAGATTCCGGACAAGGTGCCCGCGCTCGGCCTGGCAATGCGGCACCTGGGCATGCTCAAGGATAAGGTCGAACTGACCGGGAAAGACGGGAAGGATTTGGCCGCGACTTCGGGCGTGCTGCTGGTGCCTGGCGCTATGAGCGTTGAGGAATGGGAGAAGCAGGCCCAAGCGCAAGCGAAGGCAGCCGCCGAGGCATGAAGCAGCCGCCAGTCATCTGGAAGCCGCTGCCGGGCAGCCAGTCCCTTTTCCTGCCATGCCCGATATTTGAGGCCTTGCTTGAGGGAACCAGGGGGGGCGGCAAGACTGACACACTGCTGATGTCCTTCGCCCAGCACGTCGGGCGCGGGTACGGCGAGAACTGGCGCGGCGCACTGTTCCGCCTGACATATCCGCAGCTCGCTGACGTTGTCGCCAAGTCGAAGCGCTGGTTTTATCGCATCTTCCCGGGCGCAAAGTTCAACAAGGTGGACAACTGCTGGACCTTCCCGGACGGCGAAATGCTCTATTTCCGTTATGGGGCAGTCGAGGACGATTACTGGAACTACCACGGCCATGAATACCCATGGCTTGGCTTCGAGGAATTGACCAACTGGCGGGACTTGACCTTTTACGAGGCCATGCACTCAACCTGCCGGTCATCGTTCCCGGGCATGCCCCGGATGGTCCGGGCCACCTGCAACCCGTTCGGGCGCGGCCACGGCGCTGTCAAGGAACGCTTCAACCTGGGCACTGGCGGGACGCCATCCGGGACCGTCATCCGCCTGGACGGTGAAAAGCCACGGGTCAGCATCCATTCCAGCATCTACGAGAACACCCACATCCTGACCGCTGACCCTGAGTACATCAACACGCTCCGGGCGCTCAAGGATCCGAACCGGCGCAAGGCCTGGCTCGAAGGTGACTGGGACATCCATGTAGGCAGCTTTCTGGAAGGCGTCTGGGACGCGACAAAGCACGTCGTCAAGCCTTTCCCTATCCCGTCGAGCTGGAAGGTCTGGAAGGCCATGGACTGGGGTTATGCGGCCCCTTACGCGATCTACTGGTTCGCCATGGACCCGGACGGCTGTATCTACATCTGGCGGGAGTGCTACGGCGCTGGCGAGAAGGCCGGCACCGGCACCCGCGAGACGGCCGCCAATGTGGCCCGGCGCGTCAAGGCGATTGAGGAACATGACGAACGCCTTGGGTATGAGTACCGCAGCAACCTGGCCGACCCGTCCATATTCAGCAAGATAGGGGCCGACCGCTCCATTGGGAAGATATTCAGCGATGCCGGCATCAAGTGGCAAGAGGCCTGGAATGCCAAGGGCTCCCGCGTCAACGGTGCCCAGACCATCATCAACCTGCTGGCCGAAGACAAGCTCAAGGTGTTTTCCACCTGCAAGCACTGGCTGCGCACCATCCCCAGCATCGGACCGTCCGACCTCAACCCGGAGGACGTGGACACCGACGCCGAAGACCACGCCTGGGACGCCACCAGGTACGGCATCATGCGCCGCCGCCGGTCCCCTGACGATGAACAAAAGTCCGGCGACCCTGCAGGCTCCGATTACAAACAGGACGAACACGGCCACCACATGGTTGTTTAACGAAAGCCCGACCCATGGAACTACTCGCAGCACCTGCCACGCCTGACCCGGTCAGCGGCCAACCCGCCGCGCCGGCCGAGCGCGTGAAGCCGGAGCCCGATGAGCTGGCCAAGACGTGGAATAAGCGCATTGCCTCCGCCCGCAAACACTGGGAGAAGTTTCACAAGCGCGTGCAGCACAACCGCTCAACCGTGGCAGGCTTCGACTGGTCCAAAGACCCCAAGGAAAAGGAGTTCTACAAGCTCCGCGCCAACCTGATTCACGGCACTATCACCGCGATACTGCCCAACATCTACGCCAAGAACCCGGAAATCAGCGCGTCATCGACCCACAAGGGCCGCAATCTCAAACTGTTGTGCAAGACGCTGGAGACGGTCACAAACCGCTACCTTGAGCAGGCCGACCTCAAGAACAGGGCCAAGTCCAGCGTGCGAGCCGCCCTGACGTGCTCCTTTGGTGTGGTCAAGGTCATGTATCAGCGCGACATCCGGGAAGATCCGATCATTCGCGGACGCATCCAGGACACCCAGGACAACATCCTGGCCGCCGAAGGCCTGCTTGCTGACGTGACGGACCCTTCCCAGCGCGGCGACCTCGAAGCCAAGCGCGCCGAGCTGGAGCAAATGATGGCTTCGCTCAATGCCAAGGTCGAAGTCACAGCCGCCGAGGGCCTGGTGATTGACCGCGTGCTGACGGACAACCTGATTGTTGATCCGGGCGTGTGCGAATTCTGGGACTACAAGGACGGCGACTGGATAACCCAGGTCATCCCGATGAAGCGCTCCGCAGCGGAAGCGCAATACAACATGCTGCTGGCAAGCGCCAAAGGTTACGACGCTGGCGAAGGCCAGATGACCAAGAGCGACAACCGCTTTGCATCCGGCGGAACGACAACCTCCGATGACCAGATGATTGCCGTCCTGGAAATCTGGGACAAGCGCAGCAATACCGTCTTCACCATGGCCGAGGGCTGCGACTACTGGCTGCGAGAGCCCTACAGCCCGCCCAAGGCCGGAGAACGCTGGTATCCGTTCTTCCTGCTGCCTTTCAACGTGGTGGACGGCCAGTTTGTCGGCCCCAGCATGGTGGACCTCACTGAAAAGCTGCAGGAGGAACACAACGACGCGCGCAACGCTTTCAACAAGCACCGCGATTTGTGCAAGCCTGGCTGGATTGGCAGCTCTGACATCAACGAAAAGTCTATCAAGCGCTACACGGATAGCGAGATAGGCGAAATCACCATCCTGGACCTCGAAGGCAAGCCGCTCAGTCAGGTCATCATCCCGCGCCAGCACCCGGCCATTGACCCGCAGGTGTACGACACCAGCGCCGTGCGGTACGACTGGGAGCAAGTCACCGGCACGCAGGACGCAGCGCGCGGGTCCGTGGTCAACGCCAAGACGGCCACCGAAGCCAGCATCATGCAGCAGAGCCTTTCCGGCCGCGTCAGCGAGTTCCGGGACGGCGTAGAGGACTGGCTGCAGGAAGTCGCCCGCTACAGCGCTCAAATCCTCATGATGGAGCTGACCCCGCAGCAGGTGGAGCGAATCATGGGGCCGCCACTCATGCGGATGTCCAAGAACCCAGCCGACCCGATGGGCGGAATGGTCGAGACGCCGGAAAAACAATACGACTGGCCCGAGCTGTCCCGCGAAGAAGTTTTCGACATGATCGAAATGAAGATTCGCGCCGGCACCACAAGCGCCCCGGACAAGCTGGAGCAACAAGAAAGCTGGACCAAGGTACTGCCCATCATCAAGGAACTGGTGATGACCATCGGCCAACTGCAGACGCAGGGCCTGGACGCAGAGCCTTACATCAACATGCTGCGCGAAACCCTTGCGCGCTTTGATGAGCGCCTTGATGTCGAGCAGTTCCTGCCCAAGCCTCCCCAGATGCCTGCGCCCGCATTGCCTGGCGGCATGCCCGGTCTGGGCGGCCCCCAAGTTTCACCCCCTGTAATGCAATAAAGGAAAAACCATGGATCCAGCACTGAACGCCGAGGCCACCACGACCACAACCGCGCCAGACACCACGGCGCAACCATCCGCCGACCAGGCAGCGCCGGCATCGACCGGAGCGCCGGATACCGGAGCACCAGCCGCCGAAGCAACTGCAGCGCCTGGTGCCAAGGCCGCGGCGTTTCTGGACTCACTGAGCGAGACGCCTGCCGCCGGCACCGATGCCGCAGCCGCAGCCGGCACAACCGCAGCCGCTGCAGAACCCAAGCCCGGGGACAAGCCTGCAGCCACCACGGACGCAGCCGGCCAACCGCTGCCCACCAAAACAGCCGAACAGGAGGAAGCCGAACTGCTGGAGGGCGTGAAGTCCGAGCGCGGCAAGGAACGCATCAAGGCCGTATTCGCCAAGTCCAAAGAACTGGAAACCGACATCAAGGACTTCCGCGAGCTGGTGAATTCCACCGGCATGAGCCCGCAGGAGTTCGCGCAGACGCTGGAGTTTGGCCGCCTGTCCAATTCCGGCAAGGCCGAAGACCTCAAGGTTGCGCTGGAAATGGTCGAGGCCCAGCGCACCGCCTTGTATGCCCGTCTGGGCGTCGAGGCTCCCGGCGTTGACTTGCTGGATGGGCATGACGATCTGAAAGCCCAGGTCGATAACCTCGAAATCACCCGGGCCGCAGCCGTCGAGCTCGCAAGCCATCGCCGCAGCGCCAACACCCAGCGCCAGCGGCAGCAGACCCAAGAGCAGAGCCAGCAGGACCAGCAGCAATTTGTCCAGACGGTCCAGCAGGCATCCTCCGCCATGGAGGCCTACCTTGAAACCCGCAAGAATGAGGTTGACCACATCCCGCGCATGAAGGTGCTGGGCGACCACTTCCGCGACCCGGCCAAGATGCAGGCCTTTGTCACCACGTACCGGCCCGACCAGTGGGCGGCCACCGTCAAGATGATGTATGACAACGTGACAGTGGCGCGTCCTGCCGGCGGAGGCAACAACCAGCCGCTGCGCTCGCGTCCTGCGAACCTGGGGCAGGCCAGCACGTCGGGGCAATCTCCGATGGATCGCATGATGAGCCGCATGGACCAGATGGGCTTGTAGCCCGGTCCCGCGCGCAGTCAGCAGCCCGGCCAGTCCGGGCTTTTTCATTCCTGCAACAAATGTCCGCCGGGGTATTGACGCGGCCCAATAATTCAATTCACCAGTTGCGCAGTTCGTAATTGTCTGGTTTGCAAAACGCGCGGTAACGGGGATCGCCTCCCGAAGCAAACCTCTCAAGAGCTGACTGCGCTACACATCGAATTTGTCGCTGCATCGCCGGAGTCGCGTCCGGTAGCGCCAAGCGCGCGGGGTCTTGTGTATCCGAAGTCACGACGGAAACCCCAAGCGCTAAACCTGACGGAAAGGGCGTGCTGTCAACGGTGTGAAGGAGTTTTTTAAACCTTCATTTATCGGAGCAGCATCATGCCTATTTCCTCGCCCGACCTTGCCGAACTGGCAAAAGTCTCCCTTGACGAATACCTGCGCAACATCCCGGTCGATCAGATCGCGATTGAGCGTCCCTTCCTCAAAAAGCTCATGGCCGGTCGCAAGACTTTCCTGGGCGCAAAACAAAACGTCGTTGAAAACATCCGCAAGGATTACGGCAGCAATTTCACCTGGGCCTACGGTGAAGAAGCGGTTGCCTTCAACAAGCGCAACACCACCGAGCAGGCTTCCTTCCCATGGCGTCGCGCCGTGGACGGTCTGTACATCGACTATGACCGCCTGTTTGGCAACGGCATCACCGTCAAGGAAGGCACGCGCGGCGAATTCAAGCTTGAGCAGAACGAAAAAGTTCAGCTTGTCAACTTGATGGACGAGCAGATGCTTTCCCTCAAGGAAGGCTTCATGAAAAAGCTGGACTTCGAGCTGCACCGCTCCGGCGCTGCTGACACGGACGCCATTACCGGCCTGGATACCCTGGTGTCCATCGCTCCAGCTACCGGCACCGTCGGCGGCCTGGACCGTGCAAGTGCGCTGTACTGGCGCAACTATGCCGAGACGGGCATTGTGAGCACCACGGCCGGCCTGCTGGCTACCCGGATGGAACTGGCCTGGCGCAAGTGCATCAAGAACGGCGGCGCGCCGGACTTCATCCTGGCCGGCGGCAAGTTCGTGGACGCATACGCGAGCTACGCCATCACGCTGACCCAGAACACCGAAGCCGGCAAGGCCAAGACCATCGATGCAGGCGTCGGCAGCGGCGTGAGCACCGGCCTGTTCTACAAGGGCGTGGAAATCCTCTGGGATCCGCAGTTTGAAGAACTGGACGCACTGGACGCGCCTGTGGTCGAGTGGGAGAAGCGCTGCTACTTCCTGAACTCGAAGCACATCAAGTTCCGTGACGACGAAATGCAGGTTGTGACGCCTACCCGGCCACATACCACGCTGGCGATGTACGCGATGGTTCACCTTCGCTGCGCGCTGACGACGAACCGCCCCAACGGGATGGCCGTCCTCTCCATCGCCTAACCCAGGCGACAAGCGACAACCCGGCCAGCCTCAACCCCTGGCCGGGTTTTCTTCAACCTGAAACCCTGAAAGCGTCCCATGACCAAGATTGCAATGCCTTATCTGGACATCACTGTCCGCCGCGATGCGAACACCATCAGCACCATCCAGGTGCCGGCCTATGAAGTGCCGCTGCTGAAAAACATTTTCGGCAAGGAAAACATCACCGAAAACGGCCCGTGCCCCGTGGGCGTCGAGCTGGACCCGGAAGGTGAATACGAGCGTCTGTCCGCCAAGTACGGCGCGGAGCGTATCACCAAGTTCTACGGCGAAGACGGCGGCGAACGTCTCAAAGAGCTGATCGAGAAGGCCATTGAGGCCGCCGACAAGGCCGCCAAGAAGCCAGCCAAAGCCGACAAGACCGCAGCGTAAGCAGGATCCACGATGCCGCAGCCGCAAGCTTACGACCGCACGGTTGACTTCACGCAGCGGGACGGTGACGACACCGACCACGCGGGGATAAACGCGGAACTTGATGCGGCTGCGCTCTCCATCAACGGGATCCGCGACAACCTGGCGCTCATCCAGAAAGACGACGGCGGGCTTGTCAATGGCATCGTTACGCCGGACTCCCTGACGCCGGAGGTTTTTAAAGCCCTGACGCAGGACATCAGCGACCAGGTGGCATCCGCCACGTCCTCGGCCCAGTCTGCATTGACCAGCGCAATTTCCTCCGCGGCCAGTGCTACCGCCGCTGCTGCCTCCCAGGTGGCGGCCACCACATCAGAAAACGCCTCGGCCTTGAACGCCAGCGGGGCCGCTACGTCAGCGGGCGCAGCGCAGGCCAGCCAGACGGCCGCCGCAGCCAGCGCAGCCGCGGCGCTTGTCAGCCAGAACGCAGCAGCCGCAAGCGCAACCTCTGCATCGACCAGCGCAGGCACCGCCACGACGCAGGCGGGAATAGCCACGACCCAGGCAGGGACTGCGACTACCCAGGCAGGCAATGCGGCCACGTCGGCGACTACGGCCACGACACAAGCCGGCATTGCCACCACCCAGGCGAGCACCGCTACCACGCAGGCCGGGATTGCGACAACCCAAGCCGGGAATGCGGCCACGTACGCCGCAGCTTCCGCAGCTTCCGCCCTGGCATCTGCCGCGTCAGCAGCTATCACCAACATGCCGGCAGTGACAGGCAAGGCCTTGAACACACTTCGCGTAAAAGCAGATGAAACGGGATATGAAACCCGCACGCCGCTCGAGGCTGCGGCTGACCTTGGATTAATTTACACCGGGTTTGTCGTGTCAACGGATGATGACGTAGCACCTTCTGGCTGGGTGATGTCCTCCGGCCGAACTATAGGCAGTGCTGCATCAGGGGCAACCGAGCGAGCGAATGCCGACACTGCCGCGCTATTCGCCATGTACTGGCGCACGCGCGACAACACACTTGCACCAATTCAGGACAGCGCCGGGGTCGCATCAACTCGCGGTGCTTCGGCTGCAGCAGATTTTGCAGCCAACAAGCGCCTACCGCTTCCGGATCGACGTGGCCGAATAGACGCCGGCAAGGACGACATGGGAGGCACAGCAGCCAATCGCCTGACGACTGCCGGGGCAGGAGTTGCAGGCACAACGCTGGGCGCAGTGGGCGGCAGTCAAACGCACACGCTAACCATTGGGGAAATGCCGTCTCACAATCACGGATCGTCTGCAGAGGCAACACCTACACAACGTCCTGTAGGTGGCGGATCGCCAGAAGGCGCAACGGCCGGTGTGGGCGGAACGGGATACACGGGCGGGAGCGCTGCGCACAACAACACGCAACCCACGTACGTCTCTAACAAGATCATCAAGCTGTGAGAGTCACCGTCGTCCCTGTCGATAACGTCATCATTGTGGATGGTGACCTGCGGAAACCAACGGCGGCTACATACCCGTCAGACGTTCACGCAATCCAGTGGTATGGATCAGCGGGGACTATCGAGTACACCAACGGCCCACAAAAAACCATCAGTGATGAGGTTGCGATGGGTGTCTACATCGCCCTGCACGCAGCGGCCAAGGAGCGGGATGAAGCGCCGCAGCCGCCCTACGTACCAATCACAAAAGAGCAGCGCATCGCGCAAGTCTTGGCGACTCAGGGCAAAGGCAAGGACCGCACGCTGATCCAGCAAGTAATCAGCTTTGCCGAAATGGTAGCCGCGCCTTTGCTGGCAACCCAATACGGCGTAACGCTTGAGCTGGCAATTATGGGCATTTATGCCCGCAATAAGACCTACCGCGAGTGCAAGGACGCGGAGGCCGAAATCCGAACCATCGAGGTTGAACCATGAGCATTCTTGAAATCACTCTCTGGATTGAACTGTTCCTTTTTGTGCTGCTGGTGCTGACTTCACCGTTGAGCCTGATTGAACACTATTGGGCCTTGATGAACCTGGCCCGCGTGCGCGACATCCCCGGGCAGGGCCTGACAAAGCCAGCCACGATCCTAGGCACCTACATGCTGCTACGCGGCTATGTGTTTGACCTAATCGTCAATGTTGTGTGGATGACCATCTACCTGCAGGAATGGCCCAAGGAATTGATTGTTACCGCCCGCCTGAACCGGCACGCTGCAGCCGGCAGCGGCAAGCGCTTCGACCGCTGCGCGCGGATCCAGAACGATTACCTCAAGTGGTACGACACCAAACACGCCGACGGCATTCACCGATAAGGAAATTTCAGATGACCGAGCCGCACACCATCACCAGCACGAGGGTAACTATCGACTACAGCGTTCCCCTCTGGGGTGTGCTGAGTGTGGTCGGTGCGGGCCTGCTTGCGCTTGTCGGCATGTACTTCAACGGACTGCAAACGCAGAAGGCCGTTGAGGAATTGCAAATCCTGATGAAAAGCGGGAATCAGTCCGTGACGGTGCTCAACAGCGAAGTCAACCTCTTGAAGTTCCGCGTGGAAACCATCGACAGCTCAGTAAAAGCCCTGCAAGAGCAGGCGCGAAAGTAAAGGGCATCCATGCAAGCACCAGCCTACAACCGGACCAAGAATTTTCTTGAGAACGCCAGCACGGCGACGGACCACGGCGCGATAAATTCCGAGTTGGACGCCGTCGCCCTATCGGTGGACGGGCTGCGCGACAACGCCGCTCTACTGCAGAACGATGACGGCACGCTTAAGAACAACACAGTCAACGCCACGTCTTTGACGGCCGAGGCCTTGGCTGCGCTGCAAGTGCCTGGCCCAACCGGACCCACCGGCCCAGTCGGTCCAACAGGCCCGCAAGGCATTCAGGGAGTGAAGGGCGATACCGGCGCATCCTTCGACGCCGACGTTCGGGATCTGTTTGCCAACCGCGCGCTGTACAACCTGCAGCCAAAGGGTTTCAGCTTCTTTGCCCTGGACACCGGCAATCTTTATTTCAAGCTGTCCGCCACCTCTGCCGACTGGTCCGGCGCGTACACCTTTGGGGTTGGCGCGACTGGTGCCACGGGTGCAACCGGCGCAACGGGTCCGCAGGGCATCCAGGGCCTGCAGGGCATCCAAGGTATTCAAGGACCAACAGGAGCCGCCGGTAGCGACGGCGCAGACGGTGCGATTGTCACTATCGACACCGCCACCAAGACGGCCAGCCTTATCGGCCGGACGCAGGTATCCGCGCGCCTGATTCTGGTCGGCACCGAGTTGACCATTTCTCTGACCACCACGTAAAGGCAGGCCATGACTGGACTATCCGCACGCAACCGAACCTTGGGCGAATTGATGTCCGAGCTGCGCGCGCGCCTGGGCTTTCAATCTCAGGGCTCCGCGGCCAAGGCCAACGATCCCATCATCAAGAGCTTCCTGACGGAATCCCATGAGTATGTTTTCGGGGAGCTGGAGCCGCCGGTACAGCGCAAAAAGGCCATCATCAGCACCCAGGCCGGGTCTTACCTGTACGACTGGCACAACGATGCCGATGATGAAGACATCAACCCCGGCCGCGTGCTGTCCGTCTTCATCAAGGTAGGCAACACCGAAGCCCAGCAGATGACGCAGGGCATCACGAACTACGACCGCGCCGACGGCGAGCAGCGCGAACAGCCGCGCAAGTACGACACCCTAAACGGGCAGATGGAAATATGGCCGCTGCCCGAGCGCGCCTATGAAATCACGGTGGAATACATCGCCGAGCGGGCCCGCTTCACCCAGACCGCCGACCGCTGCAGCGTGCCGGACCGCCTGGTGTTCCTGTACGCCCTGGCGACGGCCAAGGCCCACTACCGGCACCCAGACGCCCAGGCATCCGCTACGGCGTTTCAAAACATGCTGTCCCGTGAGAAGGGCCGGCAGCGCGAAAACCGCAGGTATTTTGTCAACGGCAGCCCGGCCGGATCCGGCAGCCTGCAAGTTGTCCGCACCGCTGACGGCTACAAACTGGGCGCGTCGTGAGCAAAATCACCTTCGACCGCTTCGACCTGGGCATTGACCTGCGCAAGGGGGCCTCTGTTTCTGACGCCAACCGCCTGCGCCAGATGAAAAACGCCTTTGTGACCACCGGCCTGGCGACACAGAAGCGCCCCGGCCTGGTCAAGGTTGCCGACCTCGAACCCGGCACCAAGGGCTTGTTTGCCGCGTTCGGCAAGCTGCAGACGTTTTACGGTGAAGGCACGGTAACGCACGCCAACACCCTATTCAATCCCAACAAGGTTGTTTATTCCGGCGGAGCTCAGGCAGTCAAAGACGTTCACTTTGCGGATGTCTTCAACGCCTTCATTTACGCGTCCATCGAGTACGCAGCCGGCCAGATCGAGCACCACTACCTTGACGGCACGCCAGCAACCCACATCGTTGACGCCAATTGCCCCGATACCAAGGCCTGCATCAAGCTGGCAAGCAAGATTTTTGCCGTCGGCAGCGGCATCGGTGACACGGTGCGCTACTGCAAAACCAGCGACCCGCGTAACTGGACACTTGCCGGCGATGCTGGCTTCCTGCCTACCGGACTGAATAGCCGCGGCGACCGATCTGCCAATGCGCTGGGCAGCTACCAGAGCAAGCTTGTGGTGCTGACCAAGGACGGCGCGCAGGTGTGGATTGTGGACCCAGACCCCACCAACATGAAGCTGGACACGGCCGTGGAAAACGTCGGGACAAGTTTCCCGCGCACGGTGGCGAGCGTGGCCGGCGATCTGCACTTCCTTTCAGACTATGGCTTCCGGTCCATCACGACGCTGCAACTGACCAGCAACCTGGCGGACGTGGATGTTGGCTCGCCCATCGACTCACTGGTGCGCCCTGAAACCAAAGTCCCAGGCGTGGCCCCCAAGTCCTTCTATTTCTACGGCACCGGGCAATACATTTGCGCGATTGCCAACCGCCTGTTTGTGTATTCGATTTCACGCACAGCAAAAATCGCCGCCTGGAGCGAGTATTTTCTGAGCGTGCCGGTTGACGCATTCGCCGAGCTGGGCCAGACCCTTTACATCCGGTCCGGGGACGCCGTTTACAAGCTGGACGATAGCGTGAGCACCGACGACGGTAGCCAATACGAAGTGCTGATCGAGCTGCCTTACATGGATTTCAAGCTGCCCGGCAACCTCAAGCAGATTGTCGGCGCTGACGTTGTCATTACTGGCCGGGCCGAGTTCTCTGTTGGCTGGGATTCGCGCGATCCGGACGCCTTCACCAACGCCGTGCGCGTCAAGGGCAACACCAGGCCCGCCGGCACGATCCCGGTTGAGTGCTCCGGCACCGAGTTTGCCCTGCGCTTCCGCAATTACGACAACCAGCCCTTCCAGCTCGATTCCGTGACGATTTATTTCAACGATCTGGGGCCGGTATGAACGTGACATTTATCGTCAGCCCGGAGCTTTTCGCTCAAAAATTCCACATGGCCGCGCCATTGTTAGAAACCGTAGTGAAAGAGGCGGCGCGCGGGGAGTTCACGGTTGACGACATCGCACGTTTGACCCTGGAGGGCCGGGTTATCACAGCAGTGGTCGAGCGTGACGGTGTGGCGGTACTGGCCGGCGCATTTGAGTTTGTCCACTACCCGCAAACCCTAGCCGTGAACATCCTGGCGCTGGGCGGCGGGTTTGTCGATGAGGCGGCAGAACAGTTTTGGGGCACCTTCAAAGAATGGTGCAGGGATGCGGGGGCAACGGTGATTGAAGCCTCATGCAGCAATGCAATGGCCCGGCTGCTGCGCCGGTACGAATTTGAAAACGTGTACCAAGTGGTGCGGACAAAGATTTAAACGGAGCTACATCATGCTGATTACAAACAAACATAGCGGCTACACCCGCGACGGCGTCCGTCTCTACCATAAGGGCGGCGGCGGCGACCCCGGCGCTGATGCTCGCGCCCAAGAGGCCGAACGCCAAGCGCGCATCACGGCCGCGACCGAGAAAATCAACAGCATCTTCACGCCTGGAGCCGAGTTCAATCCGCGCGAAGACCTCTACAAGGATCAGCGTAGCGCCGTTTATGACCTCAACAGCAAGGAAGTCACCCGACAGGCCCAGGACGCGGAGCGCGCCAACCGCTTCGGGCTCGCCCGTGCTGGGTTGGCGGGCGGTTCCGTGGACGTAGAAAGCGCGGGAGACATCAACCGCCGAACCAACGAAGGACTGCTGCGCGCCGGAGGCATCGCCGACCAGTCCGCCGCGGACCTTCGAGCCGCTGACGAAAAGACGCGCGCAAATCTAATCAGCATGGCTCAATCCGGCATTGATACCGGCTCTGCGGCCTCGATGGCGCTGAATGGCCTCAAGGTCAACGCCGATTCAGTAGCTTCGCAGCGCGCCGGGGCCAATGTCGGCAGCCTGTTCAACGACATGAGCCAAGCCTATTTGATGAATCAGACAGGGCTCGGACGCACGGCCGGCGCACAGCTACCAGGTGCCCAGTGGCTTGGCGTTTCAGCGCCCGGAACGACTTACTCCGGCAAAACCCAGTAAGGCAGGACGGCCATGCAAGAACCCACCGCGATAGCAGTCCGCCCAGGCTCCGGCCTGATGGCCCAGGCCCAGCGCCTGCCGGCCATGACTGAGGACGCCATTGCCAAGGTTCGCAGCCTGCAGGAAGTTTCCCTTGCGCTGTGCGAGCAAGTCGAATTCCCGACAGAGCATTTAATCCATGCCGGCATGTACATCCGCACCCTTCACATGAAGGCGGACCAGGTTCTTACCGGCGCGCTGCTCAAGGTGCCCACGGTCCTGGTTGTGTCCGGGGACTGCGCTGTGTTCATCGGAGAGGAAACCATCGAGCTGCGGGGCTATTCGGTATTGCCCGGAAGCGCCGGGCGCATTCAGGCGTTTCTTGCCCACACCGATGTCAGCATGAGCATGAGCTTCCCAACCAAGGCCAAGACCGTGGCCGAGGCCGAGCGCGAATTTACCGACGACTACGAGCTGCTGATGACCAACCGGCAGGCCGACGTAAAAACTTTGATTACCGGAGAATGACATGGCAGGTGCAATAAGCGGAACCACCATCGCCGCACTGGCGGCCATGGTTGCCGGCGCGGCCGTGCAGTACAAAGCGAGTGCCGACGCCCAAAAGCGCCAGCAGGCTGAAATTCGGGCCGGGCTTGCTTCGCAGCGTGAGCTTCAAATGCAGGCCGAGAAAAAGGCACTCGGGGCGGCCGAAAAGTTTTCTACCCCAGAGCGCAAGGCCGAGCAGCAGCAGATCGAAGACACCATCACGCAGGAACTGCTTGCGCCAGTCAGCGAAAGTCAGACGATCCGCGCCGGCCAGCAGACCACGCAGGGCAACGTCTCCAGCGACTACACGACCGCCAAGGCCGCCAGCGACATCAACGCCATGAAGGCGGCCGAGAGCCTGGCCCGCATGATGGGGAAGACCTCATCGGCCAATCGCCTGCGCATGAACGAAGGTATCCGCCTGGCAGACACCGGGATGGACATCGACCGCCTTGCAGGGTTCTCGCGCGGACAGGCCGGGGCCGACCAGATCGCAGCCCAGCAAGCCGGGCTTGTGGACCCCGGCATGATGTTTGCCGGCTCGCTCCTGCAAAGCGCAGGCTCCGCCGGGATGATGGCCGGCGCGGGATCTGCGGGCAAAGCCGCCGGGTCAGGACTCCAGGGGTCTACCGGCGCCGGCACCAGCTTGTTCAACGAAACCGGGGGCATGGGCCTAAAAATGAACGGGGCGGCCACAGGGGGCTTCCGGATACCCGCCAGCGCTACCTTCAAGATACTGGGGTAACACGATGAAATTCACACTTGACGGTTCAGGCGGCCAAGCGGCGGGGCAGGGCATCGGCAGCCTGTTCAAGGCGTATGCGCTGGGTCCAATGTACCGGCAGCAGGCCGAACAGGAAGCCGCAGCCAAGGCGGCCACCGCCTACTCCCACACCCAGGCCGGCAACAAGTACGGCGCGCAGGCCGCGCAGGAAAACTTCACCCTGGACCAGCGCCGGGGCATGGACGCGGAGATTGCCGCCGATCCATCCATGCAGGCCTATGAGCGCAACCTGCGCCGGGTTTTCAAGATGACGGGCGACACTAACGCCGAACGGGTTGCCAAGGCTGGGACAGAGTTCCAGGCCCAAGGCTTCCGGGACCGGGCTGTTGCAGAGCCCAATATCGAGGCCATGAACAAGCTTATCGCTGTCACGGCAGATAAGCCTTACTTGCCTTTTGACAACGTCGGCAGCACCGGCTATTCCATCAACAAGGCCACCGGCACGGGCGGAGAAATCAACCCAGTGTTGGCGAAGATTTTCCAGACCGTTGAGCAGTCCAAGGTCAACGAAAACAACGCCCAGGCGGGTTCTGCAGGCGCGTCCGCCGGCCTGTCCACTGCGCGCCGGGATCGTGTGATTGCCGGACTGGACAAGCCCGTGACCATCGTTGACGAAGACACCGGCCAAGCGACCGTGACAACCCTGCCGACCAAGGGAGCGCCCGTCTCCATCGGCGTGGCACCGAGCAAGGGCACCGGGGAGGCGGCCACCAATGCCAAGACCCGCAACGCCATCATCGCGGCCGTCGAGAAAGAGCTTGGCGGGTATTCCAGCGAGGCGGAGATTGCCGCCGAAGTTGAGAAGCGCCTAGCGCGGCGCGGCATGAACAAAAGTCCCAGCCCAGCCGCTGCAGCGCCAAAAATCAAGGCTTCTGTCCCCAAGGACCACAAGCAAATTGGCACGTCTGGCGGGAAGCCGGTTTACCAGGGGCCTGACGGGAAGCGCTACATCATGGAGTGATTGAATGGCCCTCAAAGAGTTTACCGGCGAGCTTGACGCTCCAAAGCTGAAAGAGTTCACCGGGGTACTTGACGGGGAGGCCGCCCCTGGCGTCAATGAAATCCTGCCCGTCGTGATGGGCGACCCGATGGGCATGGGCGGCGCGGACATCATGGCCGTTGCCCAGCCGCCCAAACCGGCCAGCGTGCTCGAAGGCATGCAGTTCGACCCTCCGGCGGGCATCGACTTCAAGGCGGCCAGCGCGCGCAGCTTGGCCCAATCCCGCAAGATCCCGGCGGCGCGTGGCGTCAGCGAAGCGCGTCCGTCCGTCCCCGTCGATCAAACCTTTCTGGACAACGCCGCGCGCGTCCTGCGCAAGACGCTGGGCGGCATCAACTCCGGCACGGCCGGCATTGTGCGGATGGCTGGCGATGTCACGGGCCTGGATTCCGTCTCGGAATTTGCCCGGGCATCCGGCCGCGCCGGTCAGCGGTTTGCCAACAAGACCGAAGCTGGCAAAACCAATATCGAAGGCTTCACGCCCAATTCACCCGTGCAGGCCCTGCCTGGCGCAATCGAGGATGCCGCGGTATCCATCGGGCAGCAGGTGCCGGCGCTCGCAACTGGCAACCTGCCGGCAGCCCTGGCGGTGATGTTCGGGCAGTCCGCCGGAACCCAGTACGGCGAAGTGCGGGACAAGGGCCTGGACATTGCCCCCGCAATTGCCAATTCCGTGCTGACCGGAGCGGCCGAGGTAATCGGCGAAAAGCTTGGCGGAACGCCTGGCACGCTGCGCGCGCTCAAGGGTGCCGTCGCTGGAAACGCCCCCGCACGCGTGGCGGCAGAAATGGCGCGCGCCGGTATCCGTGACATCCCGGGCGAAGGTCTTACCACCGTCCTGCAATATGGCACTGATGCCGCGCCTGTCATTGGCACCAACGCCGCGCCCTCCTTTGGGGAACTGGGCGACCAGCTCAAGAAAACCGCGGTTCAAACTGTCCTGCAAGGCGGCATGATGACCGGCGGCGGCGCTGCCCTGGCCGGCGCTGCGCAGAGGATGGGCGCTGCACCAAAGGACGGCCAACTGTTGCCGGCGGTCAATAGCGACTTCGCTGCCAAGGAAATGGCCCGAGAGATTGACGCCGCGGCCCAGGAGATTGCCGACAGTCCAACGCCCCGGTTTCCACAGCAGGCCACTGTCCCGCAAACCGCACCGGCCAAGCTGCGCCCCATGCGCGCCGATGAAATGCTTGACGGCGAAAAACCTGCAGCGCGCGCAGAGCAGCCCACAAGCGCCCAGCCAGCTACAGAAACCATAGCAAAGGATTCGCTTGAAATCCCCAGCCAAACCCCTGCAGCCGAGCCCGCGACTCACCCGGTATCAACGCCTGTTGCAGAAGCGGGAAGGGTGCAGCGCCCTGACAGCGGCCCAGCTCTGGAAGCTGTCCGCCCCGAACTCGCCGCGCCTACATTGATCGAGCCCGCCAATGTCCAAGACCAAGTTACCGCCGGAGCACCAGCCGGAACGCCCGCCGAAACTCAAGCCGCGCCAGCTCAAACGCCAGCGCCAGCGGGAATCCCTGGAGGCGGACAGGCCGCAGCCGGAGCCCAGGCCGGAGCCGGTTCACTTCAAGCCGCTGGGGTAACTGCACCGGCACCAGCCAGCGCCACACCGGCCGCGCCCCTGCAAATCGGGCGAAATAACGTACCGATGGCCGAGGGCGGGAAGCCTTTCAAAACCAACATGGCGGCAAAAACTGCCCGCAAGCTGCAGCCCGGCATGCGCGTTATCAAGGTGGACGGCGGTTATGCGCTGGCCGAGAAGACCCGCGCCCAATTGGCAGCGCAGGAGAAAGCCGCCCGCCGCATGGGCCTGCCGCAGACCAGCCCGCGCGGGGAGCCCATCCCTGCACATGCGTTCATCGCAGCCGCTGGCGGACTGGCAGGATCCACGCGCGCGGACATGAACATGCAGGGCAACGTCCGAGTCGGGAACCGCAGCCTTTTCGCCGGCACCGGCAAGGGGCTGACCATCGAGCGGGCAACGGAAAAGCTGATCGAGGAAGGCTACCTACCGGCGGATGCGGGCCACGACCAGGCGCGCGACCTCATCAAGCGCAGCCTCAAGGATCCGCAATACACCCCGGAAGGTGTTGAGCGCATGGCCGAAAAGGGAACCGTCGCCCGTTTTGAAGACCACCTTGCCGCCCAGCAGGAGGCCGCGGAGAGCGACCCCGATTTTGATCCTTTCCCGGATATGGACATCACGGAAGGCGACTTCGCGGGCACCGGCTTTGCCGAGGCACCGAATGAAACGCAGCTCGAAGTGCAGGCTTTGATCGCCATGGCGGACGAGCGCGGCATTGACAGCGAATCGATAATGCTTGATGCTCACGACGCCACGCGTGAAGGCACAACCCAGGACTTTTATGAAAACGCAAAATCAGCCCTCGAAGCAGCCATCGGCCAAGGCCGTGGAGATAGCCGCCCAGATTCTGGCCAACAAGGCGACCCGCCTGCAGAAAGCCAGCAGCAAGCCAGCCAAGACCGCCCCGGCGAAGGCCTAACCAGCTACACGGAAGGCGATGTCCTTGCACGCCTGGACGCCCTGGAAAAGGGCGAAAAGGATGCCGCTGCCAAGGACGCCAAGGCGGACGCCGAGGCCAAGAAGGAACGCGACCGCCGAGACATAGCGAGCCGCCAGCAAGCCAGCTCCGACAACTTCCAGCTCGGGCAGGACGCCAACGATGCGCTGTCCGGCCAGACGGACATTTTCGCGGCAGCACCCGCGCCAGCGCCTGCACCTGCAGCCAACCGCGACCCCAAGACCATCGAGGACGCAGGCGAAAAGCTTGGAGGTGCCCGCAAGGATCGCGCGCCGTCGCTGTCCCGCGAGCTGTCAGACGACGCTATTGCAACCGAGCCATTTAGCAAAATCTGGCCCGCTGACGAAGCCAGCCAGATCGAAGACACCTTCATGGCCGCCGTATCCCACACGGCCCGCGAATCCGTCCCGGCCAAGCCGCGCGTCTCCTACAAGCTGGCGAACTGGGTTAAGAACGTCAAGATCGTGCGAAGCCTGGCGCGCAGCGTGATGGACGGCGTTACCACCAAAGAAAACTTCCAAGAGAAACTTTCCAGCGTCCGGGCCTTGGATGGATTCCGCGCCAAGGTTGAGCTGCTTGAATCACTGGACCGCGCCAACTGGGGCCGCATCGGGACCGTGGAGGTGTTCCCGGACGCCTACCGTTACGAGGACGCCACCAAGGTGCCGGCCCCGTTCGGGCGCGTCAGCATCGACGGCCGCAATGTGAACTTCCAGGGGGCCACCACCGTAAGCGCCATGCGCGACAAGGTTGCCGAGGCCCTTGGAGAGGCAGCGCCGGAGAAGCGCATGCAGTTCGAGGTGCGGGGCCGCCCAGGCGCGTACGCCATCAACAAAAAGGGGGATAAGGAATACCGCCCCTTGAAGACGTTCGAGACTGGCGAGCAGGCCTTCGCCTTCATCAAGAATAGTTATTCCGACCTGGTTGCCGAGTGGGAAAACATCAAGGACCGCGACAACGTCAAGGAAGCGGATGTCCGCGGCACCGAGAACAAGCCGCGCACCGGAGAGGACCGCCGCAAGGGCAAGGATGTCAGTGCCGACGAATTTCGGGAGGCCTTCGGTTTCCGTGGCGTGGAGTTCGGCAACTGGGTTGCCCAGGGCGGCAGCGGCAAGGACCGGCAGGGCATGCTCAATCAGGCCTATGACGCACTCATGGACCTGGCCGACATTGTCGGCGTGCCACCAAAGGCAATTTCCCTGAATGGCTCGCTGGGCCTTGGCTTCGGTTCGCGTGGTGCCGGCAAGGCTTCGGCGCACTTCGAGCCCGATACCCTGGTGATGAACCTGACCAAGACGCGCGGCGCGGGCACCCTGGCGCATGAGTGGTTTCACGCCCTGGACAATTACTTTTCCCGCCAGCGTGGTGGAGAGGTTGCAATCAAGGCCGGGCTGAATGCGCAGGCCGCCTACCGCACCCAGAACTTCATCACGTATCGGCCGGAACCGATGTACGTCCACAAGACCAAGCCGGCCACACCGCTGACCAAGGCCCGCCTGCTGCAGATCCGTGAGGCCAACCCATCGAGCGAATACTACAAGCCCGAAAACTGGCAACTCGACCCCAAGCACCCGCAAGGTGTCCGGCCGGAGGTAGAGCGCGCTTTCGCTGACCTGGTGGAAGCCCTCGAAAAATCGCCGATGAAGCAGCGCGCGGCATCGATGGACAAAAACCCGGAAGCCTACTGGTCCCAGATCATCGAACGCGCGGCCCGGTCCTTTGAAAATTACGTCATTTCCAAAATGATGGAAAAGGGTTACGACAACGACTATCTGGCGAACGTTCGCCCCGTGCAGGACTTCCCGCGCGCGAAGAGCCGCTATCCCTACCTGCTGCCGGAAGAAGTCGCCCCCGTGGCCGATGCCTTCGACGCCCTGTTTTCCACGGTCAAGACGAAGGAAACAGATCGCGGCATTGCCATGTACAGCCGACCAGCCGGCAAACCCGAGGCGGCCACCGCGCCGGCCGCATTCCGTCCGGTCAAAACCAAAAGCGGGGCCACGGGTTTCCTGAATGCTGACATCGCTTTAGGTTCGCCGCGCTTGAACGTGCGGCAGCCCGGCGGAGACGTGACGCGGATCGACTTCGACATCCGGGACACCGCGGCATTCACCCGCGCCCAGGCCGATGGCATGTCCAACACCGACGCAAGGGATGCGGCCCATGTTGGCATTCTGACCATGGATATGGACAAGGCCGGCCAGTTCAAATCCCTGCGCAATATCGAGATATTTCAATCGAAGCGGGGCAACAACAGCGCCGAGAAGGTTGTTGGCTCCATCATCGCCAGCCTCCCGCCCGGTGCCAAGCTGCACATCCATGACATTCTGCCCACCGCAACGGGCTTCTGGGATAAAATGGGCGCGAAGTTCCCGAGGTCCGAGGACTTCATGGAGGCTTATCTAACGCCCGAACAATACAAGGCAGCCTATGACACCCGACCACGTACTGCAGGAACGCGAGGACAACGCCAAGAGTCACGCGCGACCACGGACGGAACAGGAAGAGGCGGACGATCTGGAACTGATGGACAAGATGTTTCCAGCTCCGAACTCGCCGGAGACTCCGACCGAGTAAGCACGCCTGACCAGGTGCGCGCCGCACTGGCCGCGCGCTTCGGCCCGCTGGCTGCCCGTATGGAGGCCCGGAGCTTCCTCAAAATCTGGGACAACCCCCAGGAATTCAACCAGACCGCGCAGCGCTCCGAGCAGATCGAGGGCAAGGCACAAGGCTTGTGGGATGGCGAAACCGCCCACCTTTTTGCCGACGCCATCGAGCCCGGCAGCGAGATTGCTGTTCTGCTGCATGAGGTAGGCGAGCACGCCAGCATGCAGAAGATGCTCGGCCCCCAGAAATACACCCAACTGGTGGACCGCGCGCGCGCCCTGGTGCATGCCGACGACGCCACCGCCCTGGAAGCCGTCGCCCGCATCCCTGACGACACGCGGCCCGAATTCCTCGATTCGGAACTGCTGGCCTACATGATCGAGACGGTAGCCACGAAGGACGCCAAGGCATCGCCAAGCGCGCGCAAGTGGCTGGCTGACATCGTGGCAGCGGTTCGGGCCTGGTGGACCACCACAGGCCTATCCAGCAAGCTGCAGGAACGCTACGGCCTCAAGATCGACCTTACACCCAAAGACATCGCAGCGCTTGCCGTGCGCGCCGTCAATTGGCAGGGGCAACAGGGCAGCATCAAGCAGGCGACCCAACAATTCAGCCGGCCCAAACCTCTACCTGCAACAACCTCATGGGCGGCACCGCCCGGCAGCCCGCCGGTCAATCCCAACACGGGCGGCACGCTGACCCCACAACCCTGGACCGTTTCGGAGCCTGGCGCTGGGGATGCTTTCATCCGCGGAATCCAGAACAACAAGATCGACATGAAGCGGGTCCGCGACGCTATCGCCGAGCAGTTCGGAAGCGTGCCGGAAGCCCTGGACCCATACCTGGGCGAAGAACTCTACCAAGGCAAGGTTGCCGCGCGCGTCACCGAGCTGCACGAAAACACCATCGAGCCGATCCTTAAAAAGATCGCCGTGGCGGGAGCCAATTCCGGCGTTTCGCTGGACGATGTCAATCAGTACCTGCACGCCCGCCACGCGCCGGAGCGCAATGCGGCAATGAAACTTATCAATCCCGGGATGGCGAATAACGATGCACTGTCCGGTATGAGCGATGCCGACGCGGCCACCATCATGGCCGGCTTCCGGACAGCGGGCAAGGACGCGGCCCTGGCGCTGATCGTGAAGGACATTGACCAGCTCAACGCCGACACGCGCACCGCCCTGGTTGCCGATGGCCTGGAGGATGCCGCCACCGTCCAAGCATGGGAAGCTGCTTACAAGTTCTACGCACCCCTGCAGCGTGATGTGAAGTCAAGCGGCACACCGAAGGGGATGGGTTTCAGCGTTCGCGGGCCAGAGTCCAAGCGTGCCGTTGGCTCCAACAAGGACGTGGTGAACATCCTCGCCAACATCGTGGCCCAGGCGGAGACGGCCGCCATCCGCGCCGAAAAGGCCAAGGTCGGGCGGGCGCTGCTGGAAATGGCGAAGGCCTATCCCAACCCGAACTTCTGGACCGTTGACAAGGCCCCCACCAAGCCGAGGCTGGACCCACAATCCGGCCTGGTTATCCGTGGTGCAGTGGATCCGATGTACCAGACCGCTGACAACGTGCTTATGGTGAAGGACTACGGCACGGAGCACTTCATTGTTTTCAACAAGGACAGCGAGCGGGCCATGCTGACCGCGCGCGCCATGAAGAACCTTGACGCTGCGCCGATGAACAAAATCCTCGAAGTCGCCAGCAAGGGGACCAGGTTCATCGCGTCCTTGCTGACCCAGCGCAACCCGCTTTTCTGGATGACCAACTTTGCGCGCGACATTCAGGGCGCGCTCATCAACCTGGAGGGCACCGATGCCGAAGGCCTGCAGACCAAGGTGCTGGGCAACCTGGGCAAGTCCTTCAAGGGCATGCACGCCATTGTGCGGGGTGACAGTACCGGCCAGTGGGCGCGCTACGCCAAGGAAATGCAAGAGGCCGGCGGCACCACGGGCTACATGCAGCAGTTTGAAAACTCGGATGCCCGCATGAAGAACCTGCAGCGGGAAGTTGACCGCATGGCGCAAGGCAAGGCCGACCCGCGCAAGCTGGGCCGCATGGTGCTGGATTTTGTTGACGATTACAACGACATCATCGAGAACGCCGTTCGCCTGTCCGTATTCCAGACCGCGCGGCAGGCCGGCGCTTCGACCATGAAGGCGGCCAGCATCGCCAAAAACATCACGGTCAACTTCAACCGCAAGGGCAACCTCACGCCCCCGGTCAATGCGCTGTATATGTTCTTCAATGCGTCCGTCCAAGGCACGGCACGGCTGACCCAGGCGCTTGTCACCAGCCCGAAAGCGCAGGCACTTGTCGGCGGGGTTGCCATCATGGGCTTCCTGCTGGATGCGCTCAACCGGGCCATGTCCGACGACGACGAAGAAACCGGCCGCAACCGTTACGACCTCATCCCGGAATTCGAGAAGTCGAAAAACTGGATTTTCATGAACCCCATGCGCCCCGGGGAATACGTGAAGGTGCCGTTGCCGCTGGGGCCTCACGTCTTCCACAATGCCGGCCGCCTTATCTCGGACGCGATTTTCCGCAAGGATCCGCGCAATGCCAGTGAATACGGCTGGTCCATGGCAAGCACGGTGCTGGACGCATTCAGCCCGCTGGGCGCTACGTCTTCGGTCGGGCAGCTCATCGCGCCGTCCATCCTGGACCCCGTTGTTCAGATCGCCGAAAACAAGTCTTTCACGGGCGGACCGGTGTACAAGTCGAAGGATCGCGGCTTCGGCAACATCGACCCCAAACCCGCCTACACGCGGTTTTTTGAGAACACGCCCGACCTGTGGAAGGCCGCATCGAAGGGATTGAACGACATCACGGGCGGCGACAAGGTTAAGCCCGGCCTGGTCAACATCGAGCCGGACATTCTCAAGTCTGTTTTCTACACGATGACCGGCGGCCCTGGGCGCACGCTGGACCAAGCTATTGACGCGACCCAGTCGCAGGCCCGCGGAGACACGCCGACCGTCAACCGCGTGCCGTTCGCCAGCCGCTTCTATGGCACGAATGACGATCGCCAGCGCGAGCGCGCCTACTATGACGACAAAAAGCGGGTGGCCGACTCCAAGACCCAGTTTGATTATTTTGTGAAGTCCGGCCGCCCAGACCTTGCGCGCGAGGTGGCGTCCGAGCTGGGCGACGGCAACCCGGCCAAAGGGCGCAAGATGATGCTGGAATTCAAGACCGCCGGCAAGACCGTGAGCGCGCTGAATAAGCAGATCCGGGCCGAGCTGGAGAAGCAGGAACAAGGCGGGGACCGTGCGGAGCAAATCAAGACGCTCAAGGCCCGCCGGGTCAAGGTGATGGGCAGCGCCGTCCGAGACGAAAACACCGAGGACGAATAACAAAAGTCCGCCGGCCGGGACGCGCAGCTAAAGAATGGGCACAGGAGGTATTGCCCATGAAGTTAGCACTTGTCCCCAACTGGCGGAAGCTCTGGAAGTCCTGGTCCCTGCGGTTTGCAGCCATGGGCGCGGCCGTGCCCGAACTGCTGCAGCTCATCGCCGACAACAGCGATTCCCTGCCGTGGCTGGATGACGGCTACAAAAGCGGAATCCGCCTGGCATTCTTGGTGCTGGTGATTCTGGCCCGCCCAATCCAGCAACAGGCCGTCTCTGGCCCGGGCTCTGCACCATGACCCCGGCGCTGATCGCGCGCTGCACTGGCGCACGCCTTGACCGTGCGGAGCGCTGCACGCCTGCGCTGGTGCAGGCAATGGACCTGTACACCATCAACACGAAAACCCGGAAGGCCATGTTTCTGGCGAACATCGGCCACGAAACCGGCGGGCTGAAATGGCTGTCTGAAATCTGGGGTCCGACCGCGGCACAGCTCCGGTATGAGCGTGACTTCACCAAGCCTTGGCCGCGCACCGTCGAGCAATCCAAGCTGCCGGAGTTCGCGGCCAACCGTCTGGCCTACAGCCTGGGCAACACGGCGGCCGGCGACGGCGAGTTTTTCAAGGGTCATGCGATGTTGCAGACCACGGGCCGATACAACCATGCCATCACGCGGGACCGCCTGCGCAAGCGCTTCCCGGATATGGATGTCCCGGACTTCGAGCTGGAGCCCGACAAGCTGGCGGAACCGCAATGGGCCGCCCTGGGCGCTGGCGAATACATCGCCTTGAAGGACTGCAACCGCTTCGCGGACATCCCGGATTTTGATGGGTACTGCGACACCATCAACAAGGGCCGGAAAACCCTGCCCGTGGGCGACACCAACGGCTACGCCGAACGCCTGCACCTGTTCACGATTGCCATGCAGGTGCTGCCGTGATTCCGCTTCCGATGACCACATGGATAGCCGGCGGGGTGGCCGCCCTTGCCATCGCTGCAGCCGGCGTGCAGACCGTGCGCCTGTCCAGCGAGAAAGCCGACTTCGCCGAGGCTCGCAGCCAATGGGCTGACACCAGGGCCGAGGCCGAGCGCATGCGCGCCAAGGCGGAAAGCGCGCAGCGTGAGGAAGAAAACCGCCGTCAACAGGAAAAAGACAATGCAATTCTCGAAGCCAAAACCAAACTGGCCGCTATGGCTGATGACCTTAAGCGTGCTGACCGTGCTGCTGCCAGCCTGCGGGACGCAGCCCAAGCCGCTGCCAAGCGAGCCAGTGAAGCCCGCGGCAGTGCCGGCGCTGGCACCGGAGGGACGCCAGCCGCCGACCCCGCCGGAGTGCTCGCCGACGTGCTTGCAAGCATTGACGAACGCGCGGGCATCCTGGCAAAAATCGCTGACGAACGCGGGATCGCAGGCGCAACCTGCGAACGCTCCTACAACTCGCTGACCCCTTAG